GACCTTCCACTCAGGCATACGTGTCGGTAGCTTTGCCTTTCGGATTACCTTCCTGATTTTGGCTACACTCATGTTGGTCGCTGCGTTTCTTACGGTCATAGGAAGCCTTGCCTTTCTTAGCCGGTACAACTTGGGGCCGGTGACGATTGTGTTTCGCCACCGGATTGATTGGTTTTATGGGTTTAACTCGCATGACCTTTCTTCATCTTTCTGTTGTGCCTTACGTACTGACTAGCAGTCAGGTACTTAGGCTTGGCTGGATTGTTGTCGCGCCAAAGCTGCGCCAGACTGGAAACGTCCAAGTCGTGGACAACATTGTGGTACATGAGTATACCCTGCTCACCACTCAGGCGATGGCACCCACCCTGCCCTACACGGATGGAGCGAATGTAGTTTCGCCGCGCCCATCCTTGGATCACCGTGTAAGGAACTTCTTCATACTTGGCAGCTTCACGGATCGTGCTGTAATTCTTCATAACCATTCTCCCATTGTTATAGTAGTAAGTAACAGCCCCGCCAATGAGGCCGATGGTTGCGATTGCTATCCCTAAGAATAACATGGCATCCTGTGCATTGTCAAACATTTTCTTTTCCCTATTGTAGTTAGATTATATAGAAGGTTAACAAGACGAGATCAATCGCCAAGAGGACTACGATTATTTCCATTATGCTTCCTCCAATGCAATGGTTATCTCTACCCCATACTCGGAGTAAGGAATACGTAGCCGATGGATTAGATCTTCTGGATCTTCCGCACCATGGCTGTCGGCTATCCAACGAATAGCAGCGGAGCGACACGGGCTAGAATAGAGGGACATCATGTCATCTATCTGCCGCTCGAACCAATCGATGGCATCACTCTCCGCCTCTCGCTCCTCCTCTATTGCCGCCTCCAAGGAAGAGATCATGTTGTCCCATATCATTTGCTTCTCATCTCGGGACACACTTGGGGCGTAGAAAGGATGATCCCCACGAGGACGCACACTGTGTACGTCCTTATAGAGATCAGAGAAACTGTTGTTGTCATATGTATAATGCATGGTCAACTCCATTTTGTCCTATGATGGGACAATTTGTTTTAGTGTTGCGAAAGGTGAACGGTCTTTCGCTTGCCGATAGTGGTCTGACTAAAGCACCCAGCCACACAAATATCACAATGTCCAGACATTTTCTTCCACGTCTTAGGGCACTTGAATGCTTCACCCCGTTCCGCATACTTATCATCGTCGCCGTAGAACATAATGTTCCAGCCATCCGCTACCAATTGATCCTCTTCCTCTTGTGTGTTGGATGGATCGAGTGAGGCATTAATGGCGATGTTATGCATCGGGAATAGCTCGATCTCAATCAGAGTGCGCAGCATAGTGTTGCGCCATGCTCTAGTAGGAATCCACCACGTAGTTTCTGGCGTGGCGATGGCGATTTCCTTGACACGATAGATATCAGAGATGTCCTTGAGTGCTTCACCTCGCGTCATATGTCTGGCACGTTTGGTTTGCTTACGCTTACGTGACAGGAAAGTTGCGACGGCATCGCCAGATACAGCTTGCCATTCTTTCTCACACCTTTCATCACGCAATCCCATTGCAGGATACATCCGATACAACTTTACGTTGTAGCATGTTACGTCGCAATAATCTGTACGATGGTCACAAGATCCAGAAACAGAACCGACATCATTGATGGGACGATCCGTTGCAAACATACCGATGTCATCACACCACCTGAAAAGATCTTTCATAACACTCTCCATCTGAGGTCCAACGTTGGACCAGGAAAAAACAGTTGATACTATGGCTAATGTAGGATGTCAATAGCCCTACCTATGTGGTGAGAATCTGCTCAATAATGTCGTATCCATCTGGTGATATTCCAACGGCTTGATGTTTGGCACTTAATACACTATCAGCGATGGTGCAGAGAAAATCTACATCAACTTCTGCAAGAGTATCTGCGATCTGATTGATAAGTTCATCTGGACTAATTCTTGAGATTATGTTTTGGATTGCCATGTTCTTAGTCTCTCTAAGTTATTTCTACGGTTTCCTAGTCGGCATCCTTTACAAGGTATTGAGCCAAGCAAGCACTTCATGTGCTTCCTTGATACGCATATCAGTTCTGTACGTATCCCACGCCTCCGCCTCTTGCCCCACGGCTGTTGGCTTAGGTTCCGCCGCTTGGCTAGACCAAGAAGATCCGAGCCGTTTATGAGCGGCATTGTTGACTTGCAATGCAGTGTTCATTCTCATGATCTTCATAGTCGTGCATCTTTCGTAAGTGATCTCTGATTATAGGGCGGTGAAATTGTCCCATGATAGGACAAAATCACCGAAGGTTTATTTTAGGCGGCTTTCTTCATAGCCGCTTTAGCACCAAGAGATTTGGCAAGGAGCAACATCTCATCTTGATTGAAGTTTCTTTCGATCAATGCTACTAGCTGATCAACCGTCAATTCATGGAACATTACACCTTTAGGTGTTTCTTCACCTTTATCTTCACCTTTAGGTGTTTCTTCACCTTTATCTTCACCTTTAGGTGATTCATCGGTTGCCTTTGCTTGATTCAGTTTCTCATTGCGACGAATGGCATTCTGGATACCGCCAATTGAAGTGAAACCTTTCTTGCTATCCTTGATGGTTGCCTTGACTACGTCAGTCTCACGATTAACCTCAAACCATTCCGCTTCGGCAAGACGTTGACGGTCAATGGCCTTAAGGCCAGTTTCCCTCATGATCTTCTTAAGATCCGCCGCATCAGTTGCCTTTTCTCTTATGGCAACCATCAACTTGCCAAGTCTATTTTCAAAACCACCATCTCCGATGGCTTTAGAGAAATCCTTGATAGCTTTCTTTTCGGAAGAGATGAAGAGTTTAACCAGTTCTTTGCTTTCGGTGAAGATATCCATGGTCTGAGTTCCCGTTTGGTTGTTTCGATTTTCAGAGCTTAGTGCATCTCGATCGGGGCTGTCAACATTTATTTTCGATGAATTTTCGTTTGCCATGTTCTTAGTCTCTCTAAGTTATTTCTACTCTCACAAGAGTTCGAGTAGAAATAACGTAAGAGAGACGTAAAGGGGTTCATGGTTGCCGAAATGTGGTTTTGGTGACAAAAATCATGCCAGACTCTCTAGCGCGAAAGCGAAGCTTTTGTTGCGTGGAGTAGCGTACATGATGGGCGTCATGATGGGATGAAGCTGAATTGTCCGATGATGGGACAAAATGACCATTGAAGGTGGCGGTTATGGTTGGGGGATGTAGCTAAAGCTAAAGGGCTTAGGATGTACTCCCATCTCGCACTTTTTCCCATCACTCGAAATTCTACACCTTCAGTGTAGCATGTCGGACAATAGTGTTTGTAAATCACTCTTGGTGATTATGATATGTAGCATATGATGTGATCATCTTAGAAGATGCACTATATGTTGGGCCTCCTTCATCACAGAAGATGACATGATGATGCATGATGCTGGCATGACGAGGCGAGGGAGGGGCGTGGGACCGAGGCGTTATGACGTTATATGTATGGAGTAACCCACAGATCAGGTATTTCACTGTTAACCACAGTCGGCAGTGATTAGCTTACAACAGTACACAGACCAATACACCAATAAGTGATCTGAGTATAGAGAGGATTACGTGACATATATGCAACACATCCTTAATAATCACCTCGCGCGACACATAAACTACAACACCCCCATATACACAGACAGTAAAACATGGTATAAATACTTATATTTAAAGTATCTTACTACTACGTACAATTATCTATTGACATAGAGATTATTTATGGTATAACTATATACTACTATATAGAGTAAAGAGTATCTTTATGATAATAATCCCCATTAAGACTGTTGTAGCTATAAAGGTTATATACTATCTACCTGACTATACCTCATTACTACAGGAGTTTTACTGGGCTACTGACGATATCCACCCTACGTATCCCAGAATTGTTAGGTTTCTTAACTTCTGGAAGGATAATATTGAAGCTACGATTAATATTATCGAATTAAGAGTTGACAATAATGCAGAAATCAGTAAAACTATATACGGAAAACAATATTCTCCGTGACTTCTATGGAAGATTACATAAAGCTAACCTATCACGTAATAGTCAGAATGCTTTTTCTGACATGTATCTTCCGCATAGCGATGTATTCTATGTACAGGAAGCCTTGAAGCTGCGTACCAACAAACACATTCCCTTGAGAGAAGTGGAAGTGTACATGAAAGAAACTGGGTGGACCCCGGAGGAGATAGTATAATGGGTATTGGTGGTAAAGTATATAAAATGCTATCTAAGAAGAAAGATGAAATGGTACCTAAAACTAGGGGTAAAAATGCTACGGCACCAAGTAAAGGCTCTGAAGAAGCTACACCGTATGAAAAAGGGGTAGGGCGCAACGGTGATGCTGTCGAAATACCTAGTGTAACAGCTTCGTCACGTACAAAAGCATCTCTCAAAGCAGCTAAAGAATATGCTAGGATTACTAGAATAAAACCATCTAAGAGGACTCCAGAAGACATAATCTGGTTAGCTAAGTATAACAGGCAGCAGAAGAGCAGCGAGCAAACAGCTAGAATAAAATCCAGTGAAACCAGGAGAAAGAAGTCTAGTCCGGGTGTAGTGCCACTTACTGCTCTTGAAAAGCGTAGAGCTACTAAAAAAGCAAAAAAGGGACCCGTAGATTATGAGACGGGTGAAGTACTAAACCAAGCTGAGTATGATAAACTAACAGCCAATCAAAAAGCGTTAGCAGATTCTAACGCTAAAGCTAGAGGTGGAGGTAGTGCAAAGAAAACAGAAAGCACAGCAGCCACCCGTAACATAATGTCTTCAGCAGTTGAAAAGAAGTGGCGGGATAAAATGGGACCCGAGTACCGCAAATTTATAACTAGTAAGCTGCGAAAGAATAAAAGATACACGTTTGATCCTGCTGATGCTCGCAAGTGGATGGAGAACAAAAAGAAGAAGGAAAAATAGGTATGGCTAAAGCTAATCCTAAGAGATACCACAAACTAACTGATGGTCAAAAGGCACGGCTAACTGAAAAGGGTGTTACCGAAAAGGCATACGATAAGTACCGTTCCAGGCAAATGGCTAGCAATCGACAGACTAGACTAGAGGAGCAAGACCTGGAGCTTGTTAGCTTTGACAATGAAATAAAGAAACTAATGCAGACTACCCCAAAGCTAAACAAGGGGGGTTCCATTAAAGCCTACATGATGTCGGGAGGCATGGCTAACAAACGAAACCATATGTACCCAGGTGGTGGATACGTATCTGATAAACTCAAAGGGAAATAACTATCATGTACGATGCTGACATTGAAGAGCAATATCCAGAAGACTATCCATACATGCATTCTGAGTTAAGTCCTGCTTGTGATGACTGCATTAAAGATAACTGTGAAGTTGAAACCTGTGAGTGCAGTTGCCACGAGGTTGCCACAGAAGATGCGTGTTGCGTAGTCTAATATGATAGGAGCTTTAATTGGACCTATTGCTAGCCTTGCAGGTACATTCCTAGATGGCTACGTAGAAAAAAGTAAAGCTAAAGTAGCAGCAGAAGTTGCTATGAAGAAGGCAGAGGCAGTAGTCTTCGAGAAGAAAGCTACAGGTGAAATATCCTGGGATGTAGAGATGGCTAAAGCTTCCGGTGGTTCATGGAAGGACGAATGGCTAACCATACTTTTCAGTATCCCACTAATTCTAGCTTTCATACCAGGATGTGAAGATCTTGTACAGATAGGGTTTCAGCAGTTGGAACTTATGCCAGAGTGGTATCGATATGCTGTAGGTGTAATTGTAGCTGCTAGCTTTGGTGTTAGAGGTGCTACCAAAATGTTTGGGAAGAAGTAATGCTAGACATAACTGACTCCGCTAAAGAATACCTCCGTACCATGACTAAGGACAACAACCGTGACTATGTTGCCTTCGGTGTTAAAGGAGGTGGCTGTTCAGGATTCTCTTACATCTGGGACTTCTCCGATGGACCCTTAAAAGAAGATGAAGTAATAGACATAGGCGAAGGTGCATCCTTAATAGTAGATGGAATGTCAATCATGTACACACTAGGAAGTAAGATTGACTACGTAAAAGAACTAGGCGGTACGTACTTAAAGGTGGAGAATCCGATGGTAGATAGCCAGTGTGGTTGTGGCGAATCTTTTAACGTGAAGATGTAGGATTACACACAATGACAGTTGAATACAGGGGTGAAACATTTGAAGGGTACAACAAACCCAAGCGTACACCTAAACATGCTACCAAGAGCCACGTAGTCTTAGCTAAAGAAGGTAAGATTATAAAAATGATTCGCTTTGGCGAGCAGGGTGCGTCTACTGCTGGTAAACCCAAAGAAGGTGAATCAGATAAGATGAAGGCAAAGCGTAAGAGTTTTAAAGCTAGACATGGCAAGAATATTAAGAAGGGTAAGCTATCAGCAGCTTACTGGGCAGACAAAGTAAAGTGGTAACTGTAGCATGGAGTCGCTAGATAAAATATCGTTTGATTTAACTACATCTTTAGTGCCCATACTAGCTATATTTCTAAGTCTAGGTTTAGCTTTCTTTCTTAAAGACCTACTTACTAACTTGATTAATGGATTAAAGTTTAAGCTAGACCCATCCTTCAATGAAGGAGATAAATGTATAGTTGACGGTGATAAGGCAATAATAGTTAAAATAGGTATGTATGAAACAGTATTCTCGATACATAATGGCAGGGGCCATGTATGGAGATACGTACAGAACGAAAGAATTAAGTTCTTGAAGATAGAGAAGATCATAGAGGATGGTAAAGAATAATGGCAAAAGGCATGAAACACTACTACAAGGATGGCAGTGAATGTACAGGTAAAGTACATAAGATGCCAGACGGTTCCTTGCATAGCGGTGCTACACATACTAAGTCTAGTAAGAGACTGTACCACACGGATGAGCTATCTAAGGCTGCACAGAAAAAAGCTAAAGAGGGTTCTAAGAAAACTAAAAAGGAAAAAAAGAAATGAGTGATGAATCGAGCATCGTAGATAAAGCTGCGTATCAGACGAATCGTCGCTACATGGCCTGGACTGCACTAGGTACTATGCTTGTATCTACAGCCGTGGTACTTATCTGGCCGGATCGTTTTGAACCTGCACAGAGTGTTCTCATGATGATGTATGGTGCATTGTCTGCTCTGGTTGGTTCGTACTTTGGCTTTAGTCAGCTTAAAAAGAAATGATGTACAACAGACAAAAGCTAACAGACATGCTAGTAGTACACGAGGGTTGTGTACTTACCGTTTACCAAGATTCTCTAGGCATAGACACCATAGGTATCGGTCGTAACATAGAGCATCGTGGAATCACAGATAAAGAGTTGACCTTCCTGGGGTACTATAGTATAATAGAGGTATATGCTGAAGGAATAACAGAAGATGGCGCTAGACATCTACTCGAAAATGATATTTCTATCGTTGAACGAGAGCTGCTTGAAGCTCACCCTTGTGTGGAATTTTTAAGTGACAACAGAATAATCGTACTTCTTAATATGGCATTTAATCTTGGTGTTCCTCGACTGTGTAAGTTTCGTAAGATGTGGGCAGAGATACACGAAAAAGACTTTGACGCTGCCGCATATGAGATGCTAGATAGCAAGTGGGCACGGCAAGTTAAAGGTAGGGCTACTGAGCTAGCAGATTTAATGAAAGCGGGATAATGCGAAAGCTAACTGAAAATCAACAGAAGTTTCTAGATGTACTATTTGAAGAAGCAGATGGTGATCCTGTAGCGGCAAGGAAACTTGCAGGATATTCCCATGGTTCTTCTACTTCTGATATTGTAAATAGCTTACGAGAAGAGATACTCAAAGCTACGCAGCACTATATGGCACGTAATGCACCTAAAGCTGCTGTAGCATTGGCTAGTGCCTTGACAGATCCTACACAACTAGGTATAAAGGATAAGATGGCTGCTGCTAGGGAAGTGCTAGATCGCATTGGTTTGGTTAAAACAGAGAAACTTCAGGTGGAAGCTACCGGTAGTGTAGTGCTGCTACCACCTAAGAACCCTGTTGTAGAAGAAGATGACTAACAAAAGCCTAGGACAATGGAAATTACCTCAACCAACCGATATAAAGGAAGAAAATGATTGGTCACCTGTACCACGAATTGCACGTACAATACCTTTTGGGTACGTATCCGACGATGAAGACCCCTATATTCTCCAACCTGTGCCGTTGGAGTTGGACTTACTTGAAAAAGCTAGGGGATATCTCAAGCAGTATTCCCTCCGAGAAGTTTCGGCATGGCTTTCCACAAATTCCGGGCGTTACATATCACATTTAGGACTTCAAAAAAGAGTGAAGCATGAAAAGCAGCGTAAAGACAAAGCTAGAAGCCTCCGCCTCTGGGCAAACTATGCGGAAAAAGCGATCAACACGGCAGAAAAGCTCGAAGCCCGTAGAATTGGAGCCAAAAAAGACGGAAGTAACGCAGAATTATCAAGCAGTAGTTGAAGAACTACAACAAACGTACAATGTTGTATTTTCACCTAATCCTGGCCCCCAAGAAGAGTTCCTAGCTGCCAGCGAAAGAGAAGTATTGTACGGGGGAAGTGCTGGTGGCGGTAAAAGTTTTGCGATGTTGGCTGATCCACTAAATTACTTCAATCATCCTGCGTTTAGTGGCCTACTTTTAAGACATACTACAGAAGAACTAAGAGAATTGATATTTAAATCCCAGGAATTGTACCCACGGGCAGTGCCAGGGATTAAATGGTCTGAACGGAAGATGCAATGGACGGCACCTTCGGGTGCTAGGTTGTGGATGTCCTATCTCGATAGAGATGAAGACGTAATGCGTTACCAAGGATTGGCTTTTAGCTGGATTGGCTTTGACGAGTTAACACAATGGGCATCACCCTACGCCTGGAACTACATGCGAAGTCGATTACGTTCTACTGCTATTGATTTGCCTATCTACATGCGAGCAACCACAAACCCTGGAGGACCTGGGCATGGTTGGGTTAAGAAAATGTTTATCGATCCTGCTCCTTACAATAAAAACTTTAAGGCTACGGACATTGAATCAGGAGAAGTACTCACATTTCCCGCTGGTCATGCAAAAGCAGGTAAGGCGCTATTTAGAAGGAAGTTTATACCTGCAAGACTGGCTGACAATCCTTACCTTACCAACACAGATGACTATGAAGCAATGCTTCTGTCATTGCCAGAGCAACAAAGGAAACAGTTACTAGACGGCGACTGGGATATTAAGGAAGGTGCAGCCTTTACCGAGTTTAACAGAAACATACACGTTGTAGAACCTTTTAACATACCTACTAACTGGTTAAAGTTTAGAGCTTGTGACTATGGATACGGTTCTTATAGTGGTGTTATTTGGTTTGCGGTTAGTCCAGATGAACAATTGATAGTGTACCGAGAATTGTATGTGTCAAAAGTACTAGCTACCGATTTGGCAGATATGGTATTAGAGTTAGAAGCTAACGATGGTACTATTAGGTATGGTGTACTTGATAGTTCTTTGTGGCATAAACGTGGAGACACAGGTCCATCACTTGCGGAACAGATGATTTCTAGAGGATGCAGGTGGCGACCTTCTGATAGAAGTAAAGGTAGTAGAGTAGCAGGTAAGAATGAAGTGCATCGGCGCTTACAGATTGATGAGTTTACAGAAGCGCCCCGTATGGTATTCTTTAACAACTGTACCAATTTAATCTCGCAGCTACCTGCGCTGCCACTAGATAAGAAGAACCCAGAGGATATTAATACAAACGCAGAAGATCACTTGTATGATGCACTACGATACGGTATAATGTCTCGGCCACGGTTTAGCATATTTGATTTTGACCTTGCTGCGCAAAAAAGATCGCAGGGTATGCAAATAGCTGATGCAACTTTTGGATACTAAGGAATATTAAATGTCTAATGAAACTGACTTTGATCCTGATAGCATTTATCTTGAGGATGAGAAAAATCCAATAGAGGAAGACTCTTCGTCACGTAAAATTCTAAACTTTGTTTTAGATAAATTTACTAAAGCAGAGGACTACCGATACAACGACGAGCAGCGTTGGCTACAGGCATACCGAAATTACCGAGGCTTGTACGGTCCTGATGTACAGTTTACCGAAACGGAACGCTCTCGTGTATTCATCAAAGTAACTAAGACAAAAACACTCGCTGCTTACGGGCAGATAATTGACGTGCTACTATCTACTAATCGTTTCCCTATTTCAATCGATCCAACGGAGTTACCAGAAGGTATACTTAAAGATGCACACTTTGATCCGCGAGAACCTCCTCAAGTTGCTTCTATGCGTGAAAATAATCCTTACGGGTTTAGTGGTGACGGTAACACATTACCACCCGGTGCTACACAAGACTCTCTAGTTGACCAGCTTGGTGCTTCAGCTAAAACGCTAGAAGGTATTAACAACGTAAAAGAAGGCCCCGGTGTTACACCTACGGCTGTTACTATAAGCCCTGCCATGATAGCAGCTAAGAAAATGGAAAAACTTATCCATGATCAGCTAGAGGAATCGGGTGCTAGTAAGCACTTACGAACTACTGCATTTGAAATGGCACTATTTGGTACAGGTGTTATGAAAGGTCCCTTTGCTGTAGACAAAGAGTATCCAGACTGGGATATAGAGGGTACTTATACGCCTACTATTAAAACGGTACCCCAAGTAAACTACGTATCTGTGTGGAACTTTTATCCTGATCCTGATTCTAGCAACATGGATGAGGCTCGCTTTGTAATTGAGCGGCATAAGATGTCACGTTCGCAGCTTCGCGAATTAAAGAAGCGTCCTTTCTTTAGGGCTGACGTTATTGAAACCGCCATTACAAAGGGAGAAAGCTATACTAAAAAGTACTGGGCT